TTTTCATTTGCCTTTTTTACATAATCCTTAAACCTACTTGCATATAAACCGAATTGCTCTGCTGAATCAAAAGATAATCCTTCTACAAATCCAGGATCAATCCCTTCTTTATATGCAATCTCATTAATCTTAGAAAGCTTTTTATCATTCTCATATTTCTCTTCAAGTTCGCGCATTCTCTGAGCCTGCTCCTTTAACATTTTCTGTTCAGGAGTATCGTCCTTATTAAGATCAGCTAGCTTTTCATTAACCTTCCTGGCAATCTCAGCTTCAATCTCTTTCTTCTTTTTTTCGTCATGAGAATTGATTGATTTACTAGCATAGCTATCCAGGACAGGTTGTAATAGTAATTTACCTTCAGAAGTTTCTAAATAACCCTTCACAACATCTTGACTTAAAGGTTTATCAATAGAAATTGAAGCTACAAATTCTACTACGGAAGCATCTTCTTTATGAGACTCTAAAAAAGCTTTCACATCTTCTAACGTGATTTCCATTATTTCTTTCCTTTTGCACTCGTAAGTTTTTTAGTCCCTACAATTGCTTTTTTGTTTTCTATTTTTTCAGATACTGCTTTTGGTGGCCTTCCTCGACCACGTTTTGCAATCTCTGGAACCGAGGGTTTGATTTTTTTAGTAGTCTCCTTTTTAGTAACTACTGATTTCACTTCTTCCTTTTTCTGTAATGCTTTTGGCTGTGGAACTTGTACAATAGTCTTTTCAGCAGTAACCTTGTGTAAAGATTCCTGCCTTCGAGCCCGAGCGGCCAATTTCCTTTGCCTTGTCCTATTCACTGTTTTCTCCTTCTATTTTCAACAATAAAAAAGACGGCCTAAAATCCCTATTACCAGGATTTCGCCGTCTTACCGTATTCGGTTCAGACTCAATTAACGCTTACATAGTATATTATAACCTATTTTCAAGAAAATGTATAGTACCTTGTTTTTATCTAGTAACCCCCTATATTTTCTTCATAACGAAGTGCTCATGATCCATAGAAGTCTTTTTAACATCTACTACTTGATTATTATTAACTATAAAACTTATACTTATTTCACCCCATTGTTTATCTTTCAATTCCTTTTTTAACCAATCAAAATATGTCTCGATACTAGTCCCTGTTGTACAAACTATCATTTTGTATCCTTCAATATTATTTCTTTCATCCTAGTATATGCCTCTTGTAATTGACTTCTAATAACCGTTTGAGCATTTTCTATCTCATTCTTTTTACTTACTACTATTTGCTCTTGTTCCCTTAACAAACCAATCTCTAAAATACTACTATTCAATTTCTTTTCCAATGTAATTATTTTATCTACTTGTTTAGATAACTTATCGTTCATTTCTTTTTACCCTTCTTCTTTTTTGATTTACCAGCTTTACTCATTGCTATTGCAATTGCTTGTTTTTGAGGTTTCCCAGCGTGCATTTCTGAAACTATATTTTCTGAAATTACTTTTTTACTGCAACCTTTTCGTAACATCATTTCTCTCCTTAAATATTCAAGAATTGGCTGTATTTTTTTCATTCTAGTTTGTCCATTACCAAAATGAATTTTATAGTGACAATTAGCACACAGTATCTCTAAATTTGATAAACTATTATTGCTATGATTGTGATCTTTATGATGGACCAGCAGAACAGTATAATCTTCTATTCCACACCTATTGCATTTATGGGGCAAATTTAAAAAAGCTTTGTAAAAATAATTGTATTTACCATTAGCTGTTGTATACAAACCAGAGCATTCTCTAGAGCAGAACTTACCCGCATTATATTTCGCTCTTCTTTTGAACTTTTTACCACAGAATAGACAGATAAAATCCTTTTTAGAAGATTCTGGCCTGCTGCTCTCCTTGCATTTCACAGAGCAGTATAAAGCATTTGGTCCTTTTGTAACGAATTCATTTTCACAGACAATACATTTTACCATCCTAGGTTCAAAATTATATCCACTTTTGCCTTTTTGAAAATGGACTAAGTTTTTTATTCCTGTATTAAAAGTCCCTTTTCGTAATGGCATTATTTGCTCCTTTGATATTCACCTTCTACAATAGTTTTCTCAATAATCAAAAGATTATTCCCTATTGTGGGTAATTCATAAGCCCTATTTTGAAACAATAAAGCTTGTTCCAATTTCCTTAATTCATCCATCATTGCACCTTAAACTTTTCACTTCGCACTATTGAATATATCTCTTTATCTACCCAATCAGGATGATACTTTTCTGCATATTGTTGATATGGCATATACTCAAGAATTCCTTCCTCGCGCGTCCGCATTAATTGAGGACTATATCCTTCAATTTCAAATCGTAGACTACAACGACAGTTAATCCGATTACCAGCACTTAAATTAGGATCACCTGGATATTCTGCTTTTTCGCCTCCTACATAAAATAGTCCATCTTCCCCTCTTGTCTTTCCATCTGCATGTCTATGATCATATCTAGTTTTTTCGTCCCTAGTAGCTGACCATATTTCTGTTCCAATTATTCCATTTTCTATTGCTCTTTGATATGCTAATGCTTGCCCTGCATTTATAGCTGTCATTCCTTCAGTCCGCACAATAGTTAATGCCGAGCTATATATTTTATTCATTACCTGCTTCAAATCTCTAGCCATTTGATCGAAACTTTTCCCCATTGATAATCCATTAAGTAAAGCTGACCTTATTCTTTTTTTTGCAGTAGGTCCATAATTCTTTAATGCTTCTACAAGTTCAATGTTCTTAGGATTAGTTATATCGAATATACCTAGTAATTGTTTTGTGTTTACTAATCCCCATGATAAACGTAGTTCTGTAGCATTATCTATTGCCCATGCATAATGAAAAAATGATTGATTAAATTGGCTAGGAAGTAAATGCTTTATTGTTTTTATATTCGCTTTTAATGCAGGATCAAGCTTTCTAAGTATTTGCTCTTCCATCGTACTATATTTATTGTACTTAGTCATTTCTACTTTAGTCAGTTTACCGTTTTTTGCATACTTATCATATATCTTTTTCATTTCACCATAGATAGAAGTTAGAGCATCAAGTAAAGCTTTTTGTATTTGCCTAGCATACTTCGCTTCTCTCATGAGTAAATACTTATATACTTGATCCTCTAACTTAGATAATTGCATATTATTTTATTCCAAATACTCTATTTAATTTTCCACTTCCCTTATCACTTGCATATTTTTTAGCTAAAGCTGCATCCATTCTATGCCCTTGTCTTCCAGATTTTGAGTTTCTTATTTTTGCATAATATTCTTTCGATTTCTTATTGTAGCTCCCTTTCTTTCTTCCACTACCGGGTCCACCCATATTATTCTCCTTTAATATTGAGACTGTAGAATTTACCAAAATCAAAAAAATCTTCTAACATCTACTTAAGCCTTAAAACTAGTTTGCCCAGTACGATCTTTTCTAAACGCAATACCAGAACGTTTGGCGCGTTTCATTATTCGCTTTTCACCAAATTTCACTTCGGATTCTTTGCCTTTTTTCGCAACTTTATTTTTCCCACTTGATCCTTTTCGCCTTCCACTTCCTGGTCCGCCCATGTTATGCTCCTTTATATTTTTCCTTTAATCTTTCGTATTCTCTTTTATCTTGCTCTTCTCTTATCCCTAAAACTTTACTGTATATTTTATCCAAATCAAGATCACCATATTTTTTATCAAACCCAACGGCAACTGACCTTCCAATATCATGATACATCATATTCCATATTTCAAATTCTTTTCTTTCTGGGTTCCCTCCACAAGTTATTTCTAAAGTAAATCTATATGGATCATAAATAGGCAATTTATTCTCCTTCTGAATTATTTATTTCTATATTTTCAAAATCAAAATCCGTTAATATAATATCTAAATGTAGTATTGGCAATTTTTCAATAGGGTATTCTATGTTTAATTTATTGACTAATATAGAATGCCCATTACACTTAATATCTTTTGCAATACCATTAATATCCCTTACAATTATCCATTTATCTTTTATAATATTTCTAGTATATATGGCCATTATTATTCTCCTTCTAATACTTTCATTTTCTTTAATTCTATTCTTGCCAATGTAACACAACTTAACTTTTCATCTAACCAATCACATTTTTTACAATCAAGCTTACAAGCATCAATATAATCAATATTTTTAGCTAGTCTTTTTAATTCTTCTTTACTTGGTAGCATCTTCTTTGTATCGCCTCACTCTTTCTTTAATAGGATCATCATAAAAAATACCATCAATAAATCTCTTTATTGACATCCTTACTCTAATAAATAATTTATATCCTTCTAATAATTCCCAACATCCTTTCCAATACTTCATATGCTTCTTCAAAAACAATTAATTATCCTCCTTACTATAAATCTTTCCACGCTTCATCTTCAATATCATTATCCCAAGTTTCTTTTAATGCTTCTTCAGACATTAATGAAATATCATTACTTCCCCATTCAAAATCATAATCATTTGTAAAACTTATCATTTATTCTACTCCTTCACTTTTATTTTCATCTTCCACAATAGGATTACCTTCTTCATCATATTCCGTTAAATCATTATTTTCTACACTATTACTTACTAATGCTTCTTGTTCTTTTTTCTCCTCCTCTAATTCTGCTTCAACATCAGGCACCATATCCTCTGGCATCTGTGAAACTATCATCCTTCTACTAAATCCACCACTTGATAACGTTAAAGCCAAAGTAGCATAATTATTTTTATCTAATGGTAAATTGCGCTTATGCTGAATATTGATCATTGTACCAAAATCAACTTCATTACTAAGCCTATTTAATTTAATCAATAATTCTGTTATTAATTGCCCACGTCTAATCAATGCAACGTCAAAATCTGCCTCGTCACTACTTACTAGATTCTCAAAATCAAATAATAATCTATCAATAGCGGCACCACTTAATGCTCCAGTAAGCATAGTAAAATCAGGAACATGACTTTGTAAATGTATTTCCTCTTTAAGCTTCAACGCCATATATTGTATAAATCGCGTGGGTATATCTTTTGTAAGGAACTTTACATCTGCATCTTTGTCTAATCCTTCAAATACTCTTCGACGTTTCAATTCCTTTAATGCATTATTTGATTTTATCGGATCTTTCTTATCAACAGGACTTGTTAAACTTATTTTCTTCATTATCATATAAGCAAAAGCAAACCTATCGAATTCGTTCATAGAATCAGACATTAAAACATCATAAGCATTTATAAGTGTTAATACATTTTCAACAATAGACTGTATTTCATCCCCACGATAATAAGCAATAATAGGAACATCACTATAATAATTAGGAGATTCTTCACCATCAGGTTTAAGTAACCACTTTGTTTGATTATTACTTTCTCGATACCTAATATAAGGTACCATTTTATCTTTATAATAAACTTCTACCTTATACTCATTATCTGACATCATTTTATAATATCTAATTGCCATTACTATCTTAGGTTCGGGTTCAAAATCATATAAAGCTATCATCTCTCTAGGATCAATAGTAAAAAATCTAGGTATAGCTTTCATAGATAATGTTTCTTTTGAATATTCAGAATCAATATAAAGTAATTCATAAGATAGCCCAAATATCGCTATATTCCTACCGGCTCTATTTGTTTTTATATGTTCATTATTGCTATTATATATAGCTTGAATATCATTACAAAACTTTTTCTCTACTGGATCTTCTTTTGCTTTCGGAGAAACATCATTTTCTGTATTTTCTATCTCTTTACTTGTTTTTTTTACATTAGGCTTATAAGTAATATACTTTGGCCTATATCCATATCCAGTATATGTAGTAATTATCTTTTTGGCATAGCTTACTATTACTTTATTATCAGGACTATTTTGATCTGGAATAGGTCTTAAAAGTATCTTTGTATTTTTACCTTTATAGTATTCCCATAATAGATCAAGATGAGGAACTATCTTAATCTCATGTTCTTCTATATGTTTAAGTATATCGTCACTATTCAATACTGTTTTATTCGTTTTTTGTAGTACCATTTTGTTCTTCCTTATTTTTTTGTAATACCCAAAGTATATAACTATTCAATTTATTTATTGACTCATCTAGTGTCAATTCATTTCTGATTTCTGCAACTAATCCTATAATATCTTCATAAAAATCATAATCCATTAAAATCTCTTTTTCTTAGATACTTCAGGTAATTCCCGTATTGGCATTTCCTCATCAATATCTTTAATAGGAGCTATAATTACTTTTTCTCTAATAGAAATATATCCTGCACAATTATCAGGACAATAACGATTTTCATCACAGAATCCACAATCGTTCGCTTTAATGTATTTACAAGTAATGTTTGAATTAGGCATCTTGTTCTCCTTTTATATATTCCATAGTATCCACTAATACTACCCTTATTCCAGTATTCCTAAAAACAAATAACGCTTTATTATATTCATTCTCATTTCTAGCAATATAGGTTTTATTAGAATCAAGTAAACTATTATCTACCATTTATAATCCCAAGTCACTTAATGACCATCCCTCCCCACTACTATCAAATACTTGATTTACATTTGACCAAATATATTCAGAACCATATCTTAATGCTGCTATTCCATCATCATTTATTTCTACATAATCCTCTGTAACATTCCCATCTTTGTCTTCTTTACGTTTGAATGAAGCAATTTCACTTGCTATTTCAGGACATTTATTCCCATCTATATATACTTTTATTCCTGCTAAATATTCAATTCCAAATCGTAATGAGCCATCTCCTTTTTTTGCTGGTTCAACTTTATAACCTTTTTCATTCCATTCTTTTATTTTATCAGGGTTAGCAGAATCAGCCGTCATATACATTTCATATAATTTATCACCAAAATAATTTTCAGCATCTTCTATAAATTGAGCATTAGTTCTATTCTTTTCATGTAATTCATCAAATACATATAAGGCAATTTCCTTTTCATTGTTGTGGTCTTGTTGGAATCCAGCTCGCTCTATTGCTTGCGCGTGAACATAACCAAAATCTAATCCCTGGAATACATTTTCAAGATTATCTTCTATATATGGGAAGTTTTCATTTATAATCTCATAATTAGTAAATACAACGTTTCCATAAACTCCCCATTGTCCTAATACATAAACATCACGGAAATACTTATCAGTTATTTGCTCTAATCTTTTCTTTGTATCTTCATCTAAATGCTCATTATGTAAATATGTAGAATGATGGGTAACACAATCATTTTCTTTCCTGTCAAAGAATCGTTTCTTTATCCAATGCTTTATAGAAATAGGATTCAATGTTAATGTAATTGTTTTCTTATATAATGTTTCACCACGAAGTCGTAAATCTAATTGGTTGAAATCTGATTCTGATATTTCTGAAGCTTCTTCAACCCATATATCTGTAATTCCATGAATTGATTTTAGTTTTTCTACATCATCAAGGCCCGTAAATATAATTTGATTCCCATTAGCTAAACAAGTTATTAATAATTCAGAACTATTATATTTGAAAAGCTCTCGCATATTAGAATCATTGATTATACTTACCATTAAATCAAATACAGAATGCCTAAGTGTCTTTGCTACTTTCCTTACAACTAATACCTTATGGCCTTTTTCTCTAATGCAACGATAAATATATTTTTGGCCTGTTGAATATGATTTTGAACTAGAGGCCCCACCTACAAGAACCTGGATACGGCTTTTATCTTTGAATAGAGGTATAAAATGAGTATTTATCTTTTTACCAAAGCCGCGAAGATCAATTGTAGACGAAGATATATCATACATTTAGAATTTATATCCTTTATCTATTCCGTGTCCGCAACAAGCATTTTCAATTCCTTTAATATGTCCTAAACAAGCATCTTCTCCATTTTCTAAGGGCATTTTATTACATCTTTTACATGGTTTAGAATTATTAAATATAGAACCATCATCATAGTACCATTTATTGTTTTTATAAATTATTTTATTGCCACGAGAATAACTTATAATCATTCTTTATCCTCTAGTATTTCATCAGGAATAACTTTATATTCCATTTTGCCAGAATGTTCAATATCTACCTTATTCTTCCAACGTTGAGAATTCCTATTCCATAACCATTCTTTTATTGCTCCTAAATTAGGTTCTACTCTTTCAATTATTGGTACTCGTTCCCAATGTGATCCATTTTGATTACCATCTGATATTACTACAATCTTTTCTGATTTGAATTTATAACCATTCGCAAGTTTCTTTAATTTAGATTCTATTTGCTCTGAATCATAATCCTTTTTACCTTGTTTAAGCGCCTTATCAAATTCTGGATATTTCTTTTTCCATTTAATTCCTATAGGTTCTGATATTCCTAATACATCATAAATATCTTTATCTATTAAACCTTTTATAGCAAGCTTTTTGGCTTGTTCTACATAAATAGGTAAATATTTGGTAGGCCTACCTCTAGATTTTTTAGTAATAACATTAATCTTAGTTTTATCAGTTGTCTTTTTCATAAAAATTTGCCTCAATTAATTCTGCATTAAATTGTTTATTAAATAAAATATATCTATAACCAAGTCTAAATCTTTGTATTAATATAAAAAGTATTTTATTATATCTAGATGAAACTAATACCATTTGTGGATATATATTTCTTTCTATAAATAATTCTTGATATAACATTAATTGCCCTAAAACTCTAGAAGTACTAACCGATTCACTATCTTTATTTTTTAATTCGATTGCATATAAATTCTTTTTACAGAGTATTAATAAATCTATTCTACCATGTCTTTTACTTCTTTCTTTACAATTTATTTTCATAATAGGAAGCAAAAATTCTTTTTCATGTGAAACATAAATATCACCTAAAGCTTGAATACAAAATTGTTTTATATTTTTTTCAATATAAATTAACATTTCTTCTTCAGTTGAAAAATCATTAACACTATTAAATATTTTACTAATTTCTTTATTTGAAGATTTTTTCCAATTTATTGTTTCAGAAAAACATTTTCTTTTCATAATACTTTACTCGCTTTAAGGAATGAAGGATGTTTCTTCTTATAAGAAATTCCTGTTGCTTCTGATATACCTAATATTTTATAAATATATAAATCTTTTCTTCCTTCTTTTGCGAGAGCGAAAGCGACCTTATCCATCCAAGGAGCATACTTAGGATTTCCTCGGCCATCTTTCTTTAATGGATCTTTTGTTTCTTTTGTTAAAGTTTCTTTATTGCTTTTCATAGACTGTATTATAACGTATTTTTAAGGAAATGTATAGTCTATTGTATTTATACTTTTCAATCCAGTAAAACAATTATAAAATATAATCATACTAACTTTAGATTCTATGGAACTATCTAATGAATTAAAAATATTTGAATAACAAAAAAAATCATTCATTATTCTCAGCCTTATCTAAGCATTCTTCTATAGTATTTGCTCTAAAGCTTTTTTCTTCATCACTATTTTCTATAACTAATACCCAATAATCCCAAACAAAATCTAAATGAGCAAGATCATGATTACCCAATATTTTTCTTAATCTTTCATTAATACTCATTATTATTTATCCTCTTTCTTAAATTTTTTTATTGCTTTTACTGTTCTTTTTGTGCCTTTATCAATATGTACTGTATCTTGTAATGCATCAAGAATAATTTCAATAGGAATAGAATTATTCATTATTCATTCTCCTTTTTTATATATTTCATATATTCTTGTATTTGATTTTTATTTACCTTAATTGTTTCAAATTGTCTTAATTTTGGCATTATAGATAAATCAATATAATAATCTCCATATAGAGTAAATGTATATCCATGTCTACCAAAAGGTTTTTTAACATAATTATCTATTATTACATTACATTCTTTTGAAAACAAATCAATTAATTCTTTTTCATTTATACAATTTTTTACCCAAGGAATAGCAATCAAATCTAAATCTCTATCCATACTTCCATGAATAGCTAATGCATAACCATTTTTATTAGCTATTTCTTGTAATGAATTGTAATATAAGGCATAAAAAGCCGGTATCATTCCTTACCCCTGCTATATCAAATATTTATAACAAATCCAAAAAATTATTATTAATACTTTCTATACAATTATCATCTAAATCCTTACTACTTATTCTATTATCTTTATATAATGGACATATTTTATCAGAATAATCTATTGGACAATCATTACATCTATCTTTTTCTTCCCAACAATACATATATTATATATTCTCCTTTCCTATATTTGCTAGTATTTCTTTTGCTGAATCCTTATCATTTATTTTACTTGTTTGATCATCAATTAACATTTTAGCAAATTCTGCTGTCTTTTTTTCAATATCAGTAGAAGATGGAGAATATTCTATATAAGAATTAGCTCTTGTTGCATCCATACCTACTATTGTATATTCACATATTATTTTTATCATTTTGTAACCGCCTTTAATCTACTTTTTACTCTATCCATATTTCCTTGAACATCAATATCTACCATTTTCTTTAATCCTTCCTTATCATGGCAAACAGGGCATTCTGTATTATGATGATTTATATCGTCACTTGCTGTAAGACTAGCCCCGCAAATAGAGCATTTATAGATTCTATTAAGGGAAGTGATATAATTTAATAAATCAGGTTCTATATTATTCACTTCTACGAAATTTTTACCACCATTTGATTCTATTACAAAACAAGAAATGGAAGCTAAATATTCCTCTGATATTCTAGCAATTTCTTGCTTAGAAATAGGCTCTGGCCATTTATTATTTAAGATAACTTCATCAATATCAGCATGAGGAAGTTCTATACAAGCCCCATAATCTGTAGAAAATAAATCTGTTTCTGATAATCTCCAGGCTGAATAGAAATTCTTTTTATAGTAAACATGAACTTCTTCTGATAATAAGCCATTAACTGTTTTTATAAGCAATCTTTTTTGTTCAATATCAGTTCTTTTATTATATTCTTCAATATCCTTTAATGTTTCTTCCAATGGATGATCATTCTTAGTCCATACTCCGTCTTTTATTGTATAATCACTAAATCTATTTTTATCGAATGTATAAGCGAAATCACATCCGGCAGTAAAAATAGGTGAATATCCAAGAATATTAGCAATAAATAACTGCATAGCTGGACTACATGCAAAAAGAATAATTTCCGTTCTAGCCATATGATTAAAAATACCATCTCTTATTGAAGTACTTCCTTCCGATGGTTTACGGATAGAATACATTCTTTTTAATGTAGTAGCATAAAATGAATCTCTTTTCCCGTTATTC